GGGAATTCTAGTCATTCCCTTATAGTCTTTATCGAGTACAAGTGCGTGTAAAATGCATTTAGTATATGTCCGTGGTGGCGAAACACGGTGAAGTAGCGTATCGCAGCGCCTATGGTTAAATCTGATTATATAGATTTTGATAGGAATACGCTATGGATAAGCAAAGCCCCAAGGTGTAAAAGCTTTGGAACAAAAAGTCCAGTTTTTAATGGTAATTAGTTTCTGTGTAATTAAGACTTAGTAACAGAAGAGAGTAGCTCTCTCTTTTCAGTCTAGGATTACCCTTGCTTGGAGGAAGTGTTCCACAAAGAAGGTAGAACCTATATTGTGGAAGTCGCCTTTACAAAGGAGTGCATAAAACATTACTAAACGCGGGAACATAGTTCCCAACCCAAAAATGAGTCAATTTTTCAAAAAAGATAGTCGAAATAAGAAGATAAATGAAATAGAAAGCGAGTATTATTTTTATTATATTCGCACTAATGTTATGGTTAAATGTTCTAAAAGAGCGTTTATATCTAGTGATGCTAAGGTTGTGAATTTAGGAGATAAGAAAGTGAAAGTAATTGGGTATGTCTTTAATCCCAAGAAAAAAATTAGTAGTTTTTTTCCTGAAGGGTTGTTGAGTGATTGTAGTTCAGCATTAGAAGGTGCTAAAGTTATTTTTGAGCTTCTACAAACCATAGGATCATTTAAAAATAAACTTGACAACATATCCTCTAGATTGATAATAGATTTTATTAAATTGTTAACTGAGTTATATACATATTTTAACAACCCTAGACAAGGTTGTTTAGACCTAGTTAATTTATTGTTTTCATTCTATTTATTGAGTACCAATGATATTTTCAAAGCGGAGAGCCTTGATGCTTATTTATTAGCTGGAGTTTCGATGTTTCTTCCTAATAAGCTTTTTACTCTATTACAGAGGGCGCAAGTGCTAACTAGCGCGAAGTTGGTAGACGATGTAGGATCTCTACATGCAATATTGCAAGTAGGTATAGACTTTATCTTTGGAGTTTTGGATTTAATCCATGCTCCTGATTATGTAATTGGTTTTGTGAAAGAAGTAGTTTCTTTTTTCCAAATAGGCAAACATCACCATATGGTTAGTATGATGAGACAATATAACGATCTGTTGGATAAAGATAAAAAGAAATATTTAGATCCTTTACTATTGGTAAAGTTACAGGAACTGGAAGCCAGTGTAAAAGCGAGTGTTGATATAGCTGAGTGGATAAGAAGATCTGCTGGGGTTAAGCTGGTGTATGATCAATTCTTGAGAAACGTCAAGATAGCACATAGTAATTGCTCACCAATGAGAGAAGAACCAGTGTGTATGATTTTTGAAGGGCCCCCAGGTTGTGGTAAATCCATTACAATGACTATGTTAATTCAGACTTTAGGTGAATCGAATTATTCTCATGAAATAAAACCAACTACTGATGGGAAAGATTTTTATGATTCTTATAATAATGAATTCGTTTTTTATGTGGATGATTGGGGCCAACAAGGTAATTCTCAATACAGAGTGTTGATACCAATGGTTTCCCCTGTAAAATTACCATTACCTTGTGCGGAAGCAAGTCTTAAAGATACAAAATTTTTTAATAGTAAGTTGATATTGGCTACGACTAATAACTTTAGAAATATCAATCTTATGAGAGACGATGGTATTGCTGATATAAAGGCATTGTGGAGGAGAGTCTTGTTGATAAACAAAGACAATTGTATATATGATAATGAAAGAAAGTGGTTTTCAGGAAAGGTTGGTGTGCAGTTTTTTGATTTGCAGACGAATCGGTTTGAGAATGGATTTCCTCCTTATATTTCTAAGGTGATAAAAGATAAGCAAATCCCAATCCATCATGAATTTGTTTTCCGAGAAAATAATTTAAAGAATTATTTGGCCTGGTTAAATGATATTGCAAGGATAAGTTTGCATGCGAAGCAGATTGGGTGCAAAACATTCACTTTGACTCCAGAATATATAGATGATGTCAGAGAAAATATGTTATTTAAAGGAGAAGGATGGTTTTCTTTGTTTCCAGAACCAACTAAAGATATAAATTTAAGGTCAAGGTTGAATGATGAATTCCCTGATTTGGTAAATCGACAGTATCCGGATGATATTGAGGATGATATAGCTCGACTGGATAACCAGATTTTCTTTGAACAATTAGAGGAACCTAGATTAGCTTTACCAGCATCTTATCATGTGCTACCTAAGAGTGATATGGGATGGTGGATTGGTCTAGTTAAAGATAAGATGTCTTCCCTTCTATATAAGTTAGCTGGTGTTGTTGCCGATGTTATAACGGTGTACAATAATAATAAAGATACTTTTCATAGTATCTTTTTGGTTTCTGGAGTTCTTGTAGCGTATGGGATATTTATGGGACTGTTTACTTACACTGTGAGTGCTGTATTGCCAAAACAACAATCATGGGTTGCAGAAATTAATGATTTAAGCTTAAAATATTTGAAAGAACCCCATAGTTCTATTACTGCTACTAGCAAGAGTGTTAAGTTTATT